GAAACGGTGTCTATAATCTGTTTCATTATTTGAACAATTGATTAAAATTCATTGATATCTCAGAAGATTTAACTGTAACTCCACTTAATAGGCTTTCATCTGAGATGTTGTCAATTATTTGTTTAGTTATCTGTGTGTAGTCTCCTTTCCCAGCAGCATTAACATTTAAAATATATCCTACTTCTTGGTTCATATTAGGTTTTTTAACTAATTTAGTCCATAAAAGTTTACGTAGTAAAGCGGAAGTAGCTTGCTCTGGGGTAGCATTAGTCTCTAAACCTAGTACTTTATATAAAGTATTTATTTTATCAAAAAAAGGTTTAGTTATAGGTAATTTTTTTAATTCATCACTAGAGAATATCTGAGATATAATTTTAAAACCACTTAATAAATCTTGAGATTTAAAATTACCAGTATTAGCTGGGATTGATTCTTCACTAAATAATGATAAGGTACCAAATACTTTGTTCAATAAATAAATTGTTTCTTTGTCAGTACCAAATTTACCTAAAGTAATAGTTTTAGTGTCATATGCTTTAACTTCAACACCTATTCCTCCAATAATTAAGTCAGGATTTTCTCCTCCTCTACCATCAACAGTATCTATTGGTTTTACATTATGTTGATAAGCCCAATATGTAGCTATTTCTCCATTACCTGACCCAGCTGTTGGAGTCCCATCAGCTTTTAAAGGTTTAATTGGGTATAGTTGAGCCCATATTTTTTCATCTTCTCCTTGTAAATTAAAAGGACTACCTACACTTAATGGAGTTTTACATTTTGGAATCTCATTAACACCTAAAGCTGATTTTATTCTTTCATCAAATGATCCATTAGCTTCAGTTAAAACAATAGTTTCAGTTAATTCTGTATCTTTGTTTAATATTTCACTTATTAAAGACTCAAGTAGTGAAACATCTTTAGGGTTATCCATGTCTGGGTAACCCTTAGGAAATTTATAAGAAACACTATGTAAAAATTTATCGAATATATCCATATCGATAAATATCTAACGGGCTAATAAATAGACTAAAGGTGATATAATTATTAATGAAACTCCACCTGTAATAAATGTAGCTTTAATCCATTTATCCCTTTTATCAGTCATTTCAGTTAGCTTAATTTTAGTATTTTCATGAGCTGTGTACTCATCATTATATTTTTTCTCAAAATCTTTAGATACTAACATTAAATTATCATATTCTTTATCTAAATGATCATATGCTTCTCTTTCTCTGTCTATTTGCAAATCAGCATCTATAGCATATTTTTCCCATTTTGCTTTTTCAAGCTTACAACCTTCAAATTGTTTAAATTTTACTAATAATTCAATTTCTTGTTTTTTAGTAAAAAATATACCTGTGTCCCCAAGGAAAACAATACGTTTAGGGGTTAAGAGTTGACCACATACTGTCACACTGATTAGTAGTGAAAGAATGAATGTTAGAGACGTCTTTAGCATTTTGGATTTTTATATATTTAATTTCAGTTTTTACATTAGCTTGAGCACTATCATAATCTTGTTTTAATTTAATATATGATAGATTTAAATTATTTACAACTTGCTGTAAACTATCTAAGCGATTGTCTTTTGGTGGTTCTATTGGTCTTGGATTTGGTTTAAAGCTTTTTATCACTAATAATGATATTAATAATATTACTAATATCCAAGGTAAAGCTGGGTGGGTTAAGAACTTGTTTATTGTTTTCATTATGCTGGTACAGTTTCAGCTGGTGTTTCTTCAGCTGGTGGTGTTTCTTCTGTTGGTGTTTCCGCTGGTGTTTCTGGGGTTGTTTCATCAGATGGTGTTTCACCTCCTGTTGGTACTTCTCCACTTACTTCTTCTTTTTCTCCACCTCCAGTACCATACATTAATATACGTGATATAGATTCAGCTGCTCTCTCTTCTTCACTAATATTTGTTAAATAGTATTTTTTACCTTCAACTTTAGCTACCCATGATCTTTCACCATATATTAAATAAAAATGTTGATCATTAGCTAATATAATTTTAAAAGTAGTTGGACGTGGAGCTACCCACCATATATCTGATATAAAATCTTCATATTGTTTGGTTAGAAGATTGATTAAAATTTGTCTTAGGTTTTCAAATTTAGACAGAATTGGGAATGTCTCCTTATCAAAGTTAACTTCATCAGGTGTTACACCTAATGTGTTATCTTTAATTTTAGTATTATATACTCGTCTGAGTATAGTTCTAATTTTATCTTCTGTTTCCTTTTTACTAGCCATTATTTCTCTATTGTATACTCAGTTTTTTCATCCAATGGATTTGAATTATTAACTGATTGGAATTCTAAGTATTGTGATACTGAGTTTAGGTAGTCAGCGGCTTTAGTGATTTTACTTTGTACCCAACCTTCTAATTGAGTATCATCATCAAGCATTGACATTATTAATTTAGCGTTTTTAATCAAACGATATAATTCAGATTTAGCCATTTCACCTTCATAATCAACTTCTTCATTCATTGATTTTTTCTTAATAATTGATTTTTGAAGTTCATCAGGTAGTTTCTTTTGTCCACCTTTTAAAGCTGGATTATCATCATACTCTTTAGAAAATGTCTCACCCATTGGTTTAGATAATGATTTTTTAATGAGTTCTTTTAATCTTTCTTCATTCATAGTTTTAACTTGTGATTTAGCTATATTTACTGCTCTACCATATAATACATCTTGAGCGCCTTTTTTATAGTTTCGAGCTGCTTTTCTAGCAGCCTTTTTATCAGCTTTCATAGCTGAGTAAATGTCTTGGGTTCTGTCTTTAACAGCTTGTGATAGTCCTTCATTAACAGCTTCTGGTTCAGAAGCATAAAGGGCTTTCAAGTAAGCCTTTGCTTTAGCAACAGATGAAGAACATCCTTTCTTCTTACCTGTTTCTTTATTATAAACACATTTTCCTTTTCTTTCGTATGGCATATGTTCTAAATTAAAGTTAAGGGGAGCTAAGCTCCCCTATAACTAATTAAGGTTATATTACTTTACCTTATCTTCAGTAATGGAAGCTTTACGGTACTCAGTGGCTAATTTTTTAATTTCACCAGCTACCTTACGAGCTCTACCATGTGCTGCTTTTGAAGGTTTAGCGTGTTCTACTACTAAATTTTCAAACAAACCTTGCAACTTTTCTAATAACTCTTGACTGTTCATAGATTTAATTTATTTATTGATTTATATTAAGCTTGTCCTCCTGTTGGGATTTGTGTCTTAAGGAAGAACAAAGCAGTGTTTCCAATTTGACGAATTAATTTATCTTTAGTTTCACCATCTGGTAATTGTTTAGCAGCGTCTAAAGCCATTTGTAAACCTTTACCTATAGTTTTTTCTGTATCATTTCCACCAGACATATCCATACTTGGTTCAGTATCTAAAGCTGGTTCTTCAGCTGGGGTTTCAATGTCAACTGATTCATCTTCTTGTGGTGTGTCTAGATCTAACTCTGACTCATCAGTTGGTTCTTCTGTTTTCTTTTTCTTTTCAAAAAGAGCTAATTCTTCTTTGACAAGTTTATTTATGATAGATTTTAATTCGTTCATTGTATTTTTACTATAAATATTATTTTCTTCAATTCCCCACTCTTTAGCTTTAGAATCAATATATTCTTTAGCTTTTTTATATTCATCATCTGTGATTTCAGATCTTACACTATCTAATTTTTTTCTAGCAGCTACTACCTTATTGACTTTTTTCTGATCATCACTTTCTTTATTCCATTGATCTAGATATTTATGGAACCAACCTTTTTCTTCAGGGTGAAGTTTAGCCTCATGTATTTGTTTCATTATCGTAAATTTTGAAGTTTATAAATGGTTGATTTAATTAAATCTGTGATACCATCTAATAAATTTTGAATATTAGTATCTTCAATTGTACCATATACAGTATGGACTGCCTTACATAATGTATCTAAGTAAGCGATTACCTGTTGAACATTATTATATTCCATTAAACTGAAGTTAGAGTAGCCTTTTACAATACCGTATTTACCTTGATAAGCTTCTACAATACCATCAATTAATGGTACTATACCATCATAGTAAACATTTAAAGCCATATGCTCAGCAAATGACTGAGTTTGGAGGTGGAAGATGTGAGCTTGGGTACGAGAGTGAAATAAATAAGAAATTAATTTAACAAAATCCATAGTAAATTTTATTATAAATATTTACTATTTCTTCAAGCTTTCAAGATATTTGATAGTTTCTTCTTTACTTTCAAGAAGTTTTTGTTTAGCATTTCCAACCCAACGTTCCATTTCACCAGCTTCAGTCATATATGACTCATTTTTAGTATTAATTTCTTCATCAATCCAAATATTGAATTCATAGATCATACCATCAATGTCTGAGTTAGTGATAAATTTTTCATAATCTTCCCATAATCCTTTCTTTTTAAGGTCACATTCAAAGTCTACTTGACAATTGAAACATCTTTTATATTGTAAATAAAAACGTTTATCTAAATGAGGTTTCATTACATTGGAACAACATGGGCAAAATAATGGTAAATTAATTTCCTTTTTGGCGGCGTCTAATTTAGTAATATTTTGCTTAACACCATTTTTAATAGTCCAAGTACGTCCATCTTCTTCCCATATATCACCTTCCTCATGGAATTCTTGTTGTTTAGTATAACCAGTACCTATAGTAGCCTTTTCACCATATTTACCTGTCATAAGGTTACGAAGACGTTGTACGTCTTTCTCCTTAAATTCTTTTTTCAAAACATTTTCAGCCATAATATTACTTTGATGGAACTTTTTCTATATTATATTTTATTTTAGCACTATCTAAAATTACTTTTAGATCATTCTCTATTTGAACTAAAGTAAGTGTATTTTTAGATTGTGGAAATCTTAAAGAATTACCTTCAACTTCAAAGTTAAACTTATTAGGATTTTTAAGATCTTCTTTAAATTTTATCATTTCATCACGTGTTCTAAGTGGAAATTTCTTTCCTCTTTTTGCTTCTAAAGATCTTTTTTTAGCTGGGTTTTGTGGGCCAAAGTATTTTTCTAGATCTGCTTTAGAAATTTTAGCAAATAATTTTTCATAATTTTTAGGATTCTTAATTGCTTCTTTTACTTTATCAACAGTTGAATCAATTGGTGTTAATAACAAATCGTTTGTTTGCTTATTAATTGAAAATGTAGCTCCGTCTTCACCTTCATTTTCCATTAATTTTATTAAACTGTATTTACTCATAGTTCTAATTTTTAGGCCAATTTGGTAGTTTTTCTAGTTGTTTAATTGTATCTGCTGCTGATGTGTGCAATATGCCTATTCCACCTTTATCTTTCCACTGTTGGATATTGTCTTCTCTATCGTCAATAAGTATTTTATTTTCTCCAGAGTATTTTTGTTTAAACCTAGCTGGTGTTAAAATTAATTTAGTGTCAGGTAAATTATTCTTTTTCCATACTCGTTTACCTATTTTAGATGATTCTTCTTTTGAAGGGGCTGATAATAATATAGGATTATATTTGTTAATGTATTTCCATAATGTATGACCATCAGGCATCCATTTTAATTTTATCCAAAATGACGCTCCTGCTTTATGTATTGGTTCCCAAAATTCAGGGCCATCACCTGCATCTTTAGGTAATTTACCTGTTAAATCTTTATAACCTTTGTCAAAATCAACTAACACACCATCCATATCACAATAGATAGTATACTTATTGTTTTCAACTTCTTCTAATAACTCTTTTAATTTAATCATAATGAATTCTCCCAACCTCTAAACATTTCACCATTTCCGTACTTATATGCTTCTAATTCTATTTCCTTTAGATAATCATCCTCATTTATATTATGACCTTGAATGTTAGTTAATCTACCTTCAAGATTTTGTTTATGATGAATCATTTCATGAGCATATGAACGTAATATATCTTTTGGATGTCTGTTTAAAGTATATAGAGTAATTGATTTATTTTCTGGGTTGTAATATGCTGTTTTTCCTAATAAATCTTTAGCATTTTTGACATCATCTTCAATGAATATTAAATCAGGTAATGGTTCAATATTAATATGATCCATCATATACATTGTCAATGACACTAATAATTCTTTAAATTCAGGATTATGTTCTAATCCATTTTTATTAATATTAGATATTACTATTTTATCTTTATCTTTACCAACTTTAAAATCAGTTGGTGATAAATTTTTATAGTATTCCTTATAATAATCTACTTTAGTTGGTTCAGAAGATATGTTTATATCTATTTGTTTATCTTGAAGTGGTTCAAAAAAATTATTTTTAGATATTACCTCAGGTTCAGGTACTACTTCATTAACCCAAGATGTTATTTCTTCACCTTCAGACATTGGATTAAGTATATTAAATATTTCTTCTTTTTCTTCGTCTGTTAATTCATTTGGGAGATAATTAAATAATAGTTCTCTATTAGTTAATACTTGTCTAGCTTTAGTACCACTAACTTCTTCAGGTGTTACTATATTTATTAATTCTAAATTAGGTCTAGTAGGTCCTATAGTTGATAATGCGTTTTGATAATCCTTTTCATCTTGCTCATTTCCTTCTCTAGAACCTATAAACCATTTAATTTGAGTTGATGGATTTTCTCTTCTTAAATTGTAAACAGACATTCGTGGATTAGCAGATGAAATAATTTCTATTTTATTACTAGGTAATTTATCTTTATATATATTCCAAATAGCTAATGATTGAGCTTGAGTTATATATTTTGATCTATCACCACCTGTACCAACATAAATTATAAATTTATCTAAATTAGGATACATTTTTAAAGCTTGCTTTGCAACTTCAAAATGACCTTTAGTTGGGGGTTTAAACCCACCACCAAATACTCCAATTGTAGAAGTATACTCATTTTTACCTACATTAGATATTTCTTCTTCATTTAAGAATGGAGATATAAGTGATTTAACTAATGAATTCATTATCCTAAAAATGTATTTACTTTGTCTAAAACTTCGTCTTTAGTTTTAAAACTCTTAATAATATTTTGAATAGCTGGGTTATCTTTTTTTAGTAGTTGTATTAATTCTATTCTTTCTTTTTCAGCTTGTTGGATTTCTTTTTCAGTTTTTTCTTTTGTGGTTGTAGGATCAGGATAATATGGTTTAATATATTTATCTTTTAATTCTTCATATGAGTATGAAGATATAGGTGTATCATCAGTAGTTGTTGGAACAAAATTATCTCCAAATAACTGTTGATATTTTTCAAAATTTTCAACTACTCCTTTCCATGTTTTAACAACCATTGGTGGGAATAAACTTCTATCTTCACCTCCTGATTTTTCAAATCTTCTATCATTTCTATCTAAAACAGTATCTAATGAAGCAAATAAATAAACCATCATTACTTCATATCCATTTTCTTCTAATCTTGTTTTTAATTTTAAGATAGGATTATATGAATTTGAAGTAATATCAAATATTAATACTGAGTTGTCTAAAGATGATTGGATTTCTTTTTCGTATTTACTTCTCGCTGTACCCATAGCTTGGGCTGCTATTGATCTACCTTCAGGATCTGATTTGTATACATTTTTTAAATCTAATGATACTCCTCTTCCTTTTAATTCAGCATTAAAAAAATCATCAGGGTTAAGAGATTTAACTTGTGGGTACTTATTTTTTATATCTTTAATAAATGTACCTTTACCAACACCCGCGGCCCCAGCCATAATAATAGCTTTTTTACCGTTTTGAACTTCTTTTAGTAATTCGATTAGTTTAATCATCTATGTAAATATAATAAAGAGACTTGACTAAGCCAAGCCTCTTATCATAAATATTATAGATCTTCTCGTTTTGCAGTAGTTCTAAATGACTCAAACACAGGCGCTGATTTAGGATTTTCAAGATCAAATAACTTACGTACTGTTTTGAATATATCTAAATTTTCTTCAAATGTACGTTCTGATTCATATATCTCCCATCCTTTACCTGTCATTTTTTCTTTACTTAACTTACGTTTAGATGATTTTAACCATAACACAGCTGCGTGATCTGCTGTTTTTCCATAACATTCTTTATAACATTGTTTATAAACAGCTGTTTGTAAATCATAAGTTGTCTGTAAATGGTTAGATGTTTTAAAATCAATAATCCATAACTCACCATCTATCTCGCAAACTAAATCGCATGTACCAGCTACTTTTAATTCATCTGAGAATAAATGTACTTCTGTTTCAATTAATTTAGGATTATATGTTTCCCAAAACTCTACAAAGCGTAAAAACATTTGCCACACTTCAGGATGATATTGAGGTGTCCCATGTATATTTAGAAATTTTAATTCTTCACCATTTAAATATTCTTCAATCATTTCATGAACTTGAGTACCTTCATCAGCGGCTTTTTTAACAATGTATTCTGAAGCATAACCTACTTTTTTAAGCCAATCTTCAAAATGTTTTCCTTTAGGATAAAAACTTAATACATAAGTAACTGATGGGTAGTAGTCACCGTTTCTTCTATAATATCTAGAATCAGGGAGAGTAATTTGTTTATGGTCGTCTGATATTTCTAAAATTCGATCATATGAATGTTTGATTTTACTCATATTAATTGTAATTTTTTCTCAAATAGATTTGAGAATGTTAATGGTTGACATGTTTGAATCAAACTAGTGAATTTTTCAAATCCCATTTCACTTGGATCTTTATCATCCATATCTACCAGGTATACTTCTTTACCTTCATTAAGTAGCTCTTCACAAAATGATAGAGCTTGTTTAATAGCATCTTTATCTAACGCTATGTATATTTTTTCTACTTTAGATGTTACTAATTTTTTTCTTAAACTTTTCTGAATATTTTTGCCTAATAACGGGATAACATTACGTTTAATAGCAAGCGCATCAAATGGTCCCTCACATAATGTAATTGGTATATTCCAATTAATAAACAGTTCAAACGGTATTATATCTCTAGATACATCAGGATTTTTATATTTTAAAGATGAGTTTTTATCAAAACTTCTAGCTGTAAAATAATTTAAAATTCCGTTAGCGTCATATGATGGTATAATAATACAGTTGTTATACTTACCGGATTCACAATAACCTATATTATATTTAATAATGTCGTTAAGGGTGATATTCCTGCGTTTTAAATAACTGATAGCGTGCTTATATTCAATGCTATTGTATATGTTAGTTAATGATTTAAACTCAGGTGGTAATTCTACTTTAGTATTAGTTACTGTTACTTCTAAATGATCGGAGACATATTTAACTAATGATTTTACCTCAGCTATTTTATCAGCTGGGGCTGATGTTAGTTTAAACAGTTTAACTAAACTTTTACCTCGTTTATCACAAACCCAGCAATGCCATGGATGTTCACCTTTATCATTCTCAGATAAGTTAACTTCTAGTTTAGGTTTATGATGATTACAGAATGGACAATGATAAGCGTAATTACCTTTTGAGGTTTTTTTACCTTGTCCTAAAACAGAATTTAATGTAGCTACTAAAGCTTGATTTACCATACTTATAGTATATCAACTACAGTTGGGGATGCCAAATCTTTTTTAAAGTATCTTCCTTGTATGTTATCATTGTAACTATCTTTTTCTAGACACTCAGTTACAAATTGGTATTTAGCTTCAAGATATGATAAATGTTTTGAAGTCCATGCTAATTCTAAAATTTCTTTATAGAATTTATCCTCACCAATAGTTGCTACATCTTCTAATAATGGTTTACAACTACCCCAATATGTTTTCCAATCTGATTCAGCGTAAGTGACTTCTTTAGTTTTCTTACGACCAGGACCAGTTTGTTCAGCCATGGCTTTTTTACCTAATTTTTTAGTTTTTTTATGCTGTAGGAATTTTTTACCAATGTATATTTTACCATTGATAGTATTAGAAATTAAATAAACAAAACCAAATGGTGTTTTATCACCAAAGTCTTCTATATTATTTATTTCACTACCTTTATATAACCATTTACTCATAATTTTATTTATCTATATTAACTAATATTGTTGTATCAGTTGTTGTACTTGTTGGAAGTGGTTGTCCTAATTTAGCTACCATTAGTAATTCTTGAGCTTCATTATAAAAACCTACTGTTGTGACATATGGAGCAAAATATGAACTTGTTACAAAATTATAAACTGTTCCTTCTGTTGAGCCTGATATTAATGATGGGTTTAGGCTAAAGTTAAATTCTTCAGGTCTAATAGTACATTTGTATTGTGTTTCAAATATTGTTCTTGAACTTTGGAAACTGCATGTGAATGGGGAACCAGCTCCAACATATGTTCCAATCCAATCATAAACAGCATCTGCAGCGTTGAATAAATCAATTACTATTATCCCATGAGAATAATTAATAATTCCTTTTGTTTCAGTAGAACCTGATAAATTTAAAAGACCCTCACCATTGTCTGTAAAGATATATGGGTTACCTGATTCTTCTAAATCTACAGACATATAGAATGAATTTGGATTAATGTAATCCCCAAATAAATTCTTAGGTATAGATAGAACACCTATAGTGCCTTCATTATTTCCTCCACTAAAAGTTAATGCTGATTGGGTAGGGAAATATCTACTAAATCCGTAATTAGAAATATAAGTAGCTGAGCTAGTTTGGAATAAACTAGTTTGTTCATAATTATAAAATCTACTATAAACATTAGTTAATGAGTCATCTTCAACTACTTGTCCTAAATAATTAGTGATATAAGGTGACCCACTAATTGGGTTAGGGATGTAATTAGTATAATATAATTGTTTTATAGAATTATAAACTAAAGAACCTGAAATTGATTGGAATGGGGAAACGTCATTTGTTTCAAAAGATGAAAGAAAAGGGGTATTAACCCCTATATATCTTTGAATTCCAACCTCAGCACAAGATGCACTTCCCGCAAAAGTGAAACTTTTGTTAACAACTAACGGAGATACTATAACATCCGTGCTTAAAAATTGTTTGTAAGCACTCATTCATTAAAAGTCTAATTTAACACGTATTAATGCTTCTTTTGTAAAGTCTTTCTTAAGTGGCTTAGATAATTTAGCTACAGCTAATAATTCATTTTGATCATTATACATTCCCACTGTTGTAATATAAGTGGTTGGGCTATTAATGAACAAATCATATAATACAGCGCCTGTACTACCTGATATGAAACTTGGATTTTCAGTGTAATTAAACTCAGCATTTCTAGCTCTACAGAATACAAAATCAGAGGTGATTGTTTCTTGACTGTTTAAAGCAAAACTACTTGTAAATGAACCTGTAGTCATACCAATTCTTCCAGAAGCTGTTGAGTATAAACGTAGTGGGTTATTAACATTAGAATTTGATGTTCTTAAAGTATTTAAAGCAATGCCTCCACTAGCATATGGTAAATCTAAAGCGGCCGCATTTAATATAATAGTTCCAACATCAGGTAAAAATAAACCATATGATCCTGATGTTGTCATACCCGCACTAATTGCTCCTAAGGCACTATTAGCTGTTGTGACAGCGGATCCATTACTTCCAGATACTATTTGAAATATACGACCAGCATCACTATATGTAATAGTAGTTGTATCTAAACTATTATCTGTTAGAGTAATTGAATTAGAAGCTGAGTATAGTGTTAAATTTAATGATCCAGGGAATAATGATTCTTTGTACCTAGCTCTATCAATTGTGATAGCATAAAAATCTTGTTGAGTTGGGGTTACAGTTGAAAATGAAAAATCTGTATTTTCATCTCCATAAATCATATTTCTCCACTGTCCATAAATTGTTCTAGTTGGGGATAAACCATTAATTCCAGCATCATATAATAATGATCCTGATCCTTGTTTATTGCCATAAGTAATATTAAATTGCAACTCAGTAGTACTTGAATTAGTAGATGGATCTAAATTATATATATTTAGGTAATAATTTCCAGATGATCCAGCTATTTGTACAGATGATGTATACATAGCTGTTAGTGGAGAAATATAATTAGTCCAACATGGAGCTGTTACAGTATCCGCACTAACTAGGAAATCTTGAGGGTCTAAGGTTTTATATGACATTTTTTATAATATTTTTATTAACTAACTTTTGTTATAGTAATTGGAATTGTTACTCTTGCTCCACTATCTCTACCTTGTACAATTAATATAGTTTGTAATTGAGTTTGATTACCAAATAAAGTATTAATAGTAGTACCAGTCATATTTAATGTAGAACCAATTACTGTTTTAGACACATTAGTTCCAAGAGTAGTTGTTGAATTAAGTGATGTAGCAGCTGTTGTATTAATACCAACACCATTAAATACACTCATTGTTCTAACATCACCAATAGTAAAATTATAACCAGATGTTTCATAAGTTTGTGTTCCACCTAAATAATTTAATGTTTGAGGTGTGATTGATAATGAAGCACCTTGTTTTAATGTAATATTAGTATAACCAATATTAATAATAGGCATTTTAGCTGTACCACGGGGTAAAGTAGTAAGTAAATATTTCATTATTTGAGTCTCATCTGAGAATGCTTCTAAAAGAGGCATACCTTCAATCGCTTGACCATAATAAGCCGAGCCTGATGGATTATTTGGATTATATAAAGTATAATCTATTTCATCGTCTGATAAGGCAAACTGTGTAATTCTGAATGAGCCATCATTTTTGGCTAGTAACTCTCTACCTTTTTTAGTTAAGATAGCGTCAACTGTTATGATTTGGTTATTTAAATATCCCATTTCTTTTTTATGATTTTATTATAAATATTATGATAATGTACCTTCTGCGTTAAGTTTACTAATTATAGTTTCAAAATTATCCTCTAATTCTTTAGATATATATTGTGGTTTAATAAATCCAGTCAAAGGTTGACCTGTTGTACCGGATGGTTTTTTAATATCTAATATAACATAATTACCATTTGGTATTACTCTATATAAACAAAAATGATCTAATATAGAACCTGTTGGTATCCCAGGTCTAACTTTTAATGTTAAACTACCAGATATATTAGTACCACTTCCAGTATTTGCTGTTCCTACCTCATATATAGTATGGACTTTACTTTTATCATATTCAAAACGTATAAAATCACCTGGTTTAGGTTGGAATGGTTGAGTAATGGTTGAAAAACCAAAATTAGTTGAAGCTGTAGGCATGAGTTGAGTGAATTGATCACTATATAATCCTGTTAATGTTTTAGATGCTGTTAAAACAGAGTATTCTAATGTTGGATTTTCTGACCAGGTTCCTATTGACCAATATGAACTAGTTGTATAATTAGTAGCCACATATGTTTGATAAGATCTAAAGTAGGTATTATAATTATTATCATTAGCTACTATTTGTAATTTAGCGTTACTAGCACCATTAGCTACTCTATAACGGATTTCTATTTGATCTCCAGTGATAAAATTAAAAGGTTTACTTGAGATATGGAATGGTTCAGGAGTAATAGAAGAGAAAGATTTTACTCTAGTAGTGAGATCTATATCTGAAGTACTTTCAAGTTGTAAAGGTGTTCCATTTTTCCAAATTTGTACAGCTAGAGCGTTAGAAACTCCACTTCCATTTTCTTTTCTAACATTTAATTTAGTTTTAAACTTCACTAAAGTACCTTGATCTGAGGTATTATTAGGAAAGGTATAAATATAGGTTGATGGGGAATAATCATTGTTATTATTATTAACTACTGTAGAAAAGTCTAATTTTTGATAATTTGTATTATTTATTACAGCTGAGTTTTGTTTTTGAGCTTCAAAATAATAATTATAAGCTGTTTCAGAACTAACAGCTAAATAGCTAGCTCCAAAACTCATAGTTGGAATATAATCCATTCTTCCAGAGCCAGTTTCAGTCACAAGAATTGTTTCTATTTTACCAATACCTGTTATCGCTTTATTACCTAATAATGTAGTAAATAATGTTGTACCATCTAAACTAGTAACATTTACTATTTTACCTTTTTCAAAATTTTGATTTAAGTTTAATAAAGCGAATGAATTAGCTTGAGGAGTAACAACATTACCTTGAGAATCAATCAAATATTTAATAAAATAAGCGGTTTGGTCTATAATTTCAGGACCCGTACCCCCAACACCATCAAAATAAGCAAAGTATGTTTGATTTTTTTCAGCGGCTGATAAATTACCCTGTCCACTCCCGTTATTAGTAGAAGTATTAAAATCACCTATAATACTATCCCCTAATAAAAATTTTTGAGGATCATTATCTATATTAGTTGGTATAGGTGAGTTATTTTTAGTTTTAAATACTGTTGTAAAATTAGCCATAAACTTATTGGTTTACTATATATGAAGTTGTTTTACTACCATTGTACCTGATATTAGACCAAGCTTGTGAACTATAATTTGAGTCTTGAACATAAGCTCTATCTGCTGTTCCAGATATGATAAGGCCAAAATTAACAGGAGTCAAGGGATTTTGAGAATAATCTACATCCATCCAAACATCTGAGTATTGGGCTGTCTCAGCATTATCTAGTAATGGATTATAATCATTATAATCAAAATTAATAGCGTCTGGGTTAAATATTGCTAATGATGATGAGCCATTAAATGGGGCTGAGGATGTTATAAATTGGAGGTTAAAATTTCTTAATGTTACATTTCCTCCTGAAACTGTTATATTACTATTGAATATTGACGCTATATAGTAACTATTTTCTATAGGGCTAAAACTTTCTCCAAAAATAATATTTGGAGTTAATACCCCAGATCCTGATATAGGGATATACACAGTAGATGTTAATCCAGTAAAATCATATAATGTTTTATCACCGCCTGTTCTTGAACCAGATTGAGCTAAAACTATAACACTATCATCTCCAGCTGTACCTGATGCTATTTTAATTTCAGCTGACCAAGAATATATTATACCCACATTAGGAGTTTTATGAAAATAATATACTCCTGAAGACGCAGTGAAATAATTTATTGGATTTGAAGTTATAGTCCCATAACTAGTTATGTAAGTTATAACTCCAGATGGGGCTACAGTACTATTTTTTTGAACATCTAATGAGTAATCTAAAATTTCTCCTTTAGATGAAGTACTATATCCTGGGGTTATACCATATAAGTAAAAGTTAGCTTGTTCTTGAATAGTAGTGATAGGGTACTCAATAGCACTACGATCAGGGTATGTTAAAGTAATTGATTGTAGTTGACTTAAATAATCTGATCTATCAAGTCCACCAGAGTCATATCTATTAATCTTAATATATTTTACTCCATTGTTATATAACTGTCCGAATCCTATTGTTGGCATATCTATTATCTTTGTATTGGTGGCCCACCAGGTTGTAATATACTACCAGTGTCATACCATAAATATATTTCACCTTGATTTGGTGAAGTGTTAATATCTAAAAAATCTCCTAAAGGTGTTATATTACTTAGATATAATGTTGGATCATAGTATATTTCTAAAGTAGTAGGTAGTTTAAATTCATTATCTGGGTTTAATTCACCATCTACTACTGTGAACTCAGTCCCAGGTAATTCCCCATTATAAAATTCATCTTGAGAAGAATAAATTATAGTAGATACCCCAGTTGACCCAGTATAATATTGAGTCCAAGTTTGTTCAGAGTATGGTAAAAACTCATATACTCCAAAATATATTGGAGATAAAGTTGTTGGTATAGTTCCTGCATCTCCTTGTATCCATAATGAAAATCTTTCTTCATTAGAGCAAGATATATAAGGAGAGTATATTTGGAAACTAACAGGGCCTCCACCTGTTGCTATAATACTAGATGTGATTTGTCCTTGAATAGAAGAAGATAATATAAAAGTAACAGTTTCACTTGCGGGTACAATTCCTGTTGTCCCTATAATTGTTTTACCTGTGAAATAAGTCACTATTTCTCCATTAACAAATTCTATTTGATCAGGGTTATTTCTATTATCAAAATATAATCCACTTGAAGACACAGTGAAATAATTTATTGGAGAAGCACTATTAACTATAAATGAACCAGAATATACTAATGGAGCATCACCAGTACCTGGAACTGATCCTACACCTGCTATTAGAGTATTATAATTATTAAATGTTCCTCCAGTACTACCACTAAAGAAAGCTGTGTCAATAGAACCACTATAATCTAGTTCTTCCCACTCTACTTGAGGTTGAGGATACTTATTTCTTTCTAAAATATGCTGTTTAATAACTACACCTGATGTAAGACTTGTTCTGGCAGGAACAAAATCTTTAATCATTTTGAATAAGGAGTTATCAAAATATTTAATTAGTCTTACATAATCTTTTAAATTATAAGTATCAAAATACTTTTGAAAGAAATTATTACTTAAATTTACTAAATCAGGGTATGATGTAGCTGATGATGATACTTGTCTTGGGTCACCAATATATTCACCTATATTAAAATATCCTAATGAGTCAATAATATCATCATTAATCTCGTTTTGAGGTGAAAATGCTACTTCTAATAAATTAACATCTGGAGATTCACTACCTAATGATGGATAATTTTGTTCTAAACTAGTATATTGTGATAATACACTTCCTGTAGGTAAACTAGAAGATACAATTTGTATTTTATCTGTTACTCTTCCTCTTAAACCTATTATAGGAGAATTTAAAAATCTTGTTTCTACATTTGGTGTAAAATTAGGTCTATTAATTTTAAAGCCACTTAGAGTTCCACCTCCAACTGGTTTAAATGATTGAGTAATAGCCCAAGAGCCAGTTATTTTAGGATGGACAGAAATAGAACCAGTATATAAGTCTCCACCTAATGGAGCTCTAAAAATTAATCTATCAGCGTATGTTGTTTCTCCAAGATTATCTATAGATTGAGGATTCATTATATAATCCTTAAATGGCTCTACACTTTGAGTGCTAGCTAAATACCTTATTTCTTGAGCTAATCCTACAAAACCGGAGTATGTTGAGTAATGGGGTTGGATTGGAGTTGAGAAATGATAAATGTCATCTCCATTCCAACCCCAGGTTGGGCCAGCGTATGAGGATGAGACTAAATATCCTATTTGATTTCCATCATACCCATCATAATATAATCTATTACCAGCATATAATGTGAAAGTAGAATTATCAGTTGTTCCATCTGTTAATGACCCAGACCTACTAATCATAATTGACCACCAATTTCCATCAAAGAATGGAGCATATATACTACATGTTGATGTTGAGTTACCTTTAACATCTAATGTTAAGGTGGCAAATTGATAAGAGGATGAATATGTTGATCCACTATAAGAAGAAGAAATTAAACCTGAGCCAGTATATGTTAATGTTAGATTAGATGTATAACCTCCAGTACTACCTGATACTTCGAATATACTTTGGGAATACGGTTGGGAAAAATCAGATGCAACATATGGTTTAATTCTTAATTGGATAGCATCTGGTGGTCCACCATTTATGGAATGGTTGTTAGGCCAAGCATTTTGTACTCTAAATGAACTTGTAACATATGTATCAGCATCTTGCTCTATGTTTAAAGCATAATTAAATTGTTGATCAAAATAATCATAAGTAGAAGTATCTTTATCTCTACCTCCAAATTCACTAATTCTTAAAACAGTATCAGGTACACCAAAACAATTTATTAATGCTCTTAAACCAGGTATAGTACCTTTAGTTTTAGCTAAATAAGGTAAGTTATGGTATATTCTTTTATATATTTCTTTATTATAATCATCTAATGGAGTTACAGAGGCATCATAAGAAGCAGTAATATAATTATTTATATAATCTTGGAATGATCCTGTAGTTACAGGCAATACATTAGTAGTCTCTGGGTTGAGAGTTCCATATCCTAAAAATGAAGTGTATAAATCATTTGATGAAAAATTATTTTGATAAATATAAACACCAAAAGATTCTAAAGCTTGTTTAATTAAATCTTTAGAAATACCGTAATCCAATCTATTATCAGCTTGGTATAAATTAGTAACATCTTTATAATATAACCATATATCATCATAATGCTGACCCATCATATCAATAAATAAATTGTATGGAGTATTTTGAGGATCATCTTTAAGATAATCTGGGATAGATTTAATTAATTGATTAGAATTACTATTGTCAAATAAAGAAGCACTTCCTAGCACTCCTGATGTGGAATTTATATTTGAGCTTCCTAACCAGTTTATAACTTCTGTTGAAGTTGGAGAGAATAAAGTATATGGGATTGTTGATGTAGATTTAGGCCAAGACCAAGATCCTGTTCCATAATATAAAAAATACTCATAACCATCGAAATTTTCAATAATATTATTAATTTGGTTAGTTAAAGTTATAATATTACTTGATGTAATATAACCAATTGACCCATTTAATATGTTTATTTCAGCTTGTGATGATGAAATTTGAGATACTTTATAAGTAAAATTATTTATTCTTTGAACAGCTGAGGAGAAATATATAAAATTATTAAAATCAGTATAATCTACATTAATTTCTATTCCTGAAGAAGAGATTAGATTATTTAATTGGGAATATGATGTAGATAATAAGGAACTAGTTATTAATGTACTATAATTATTATAATCTGTTGAGTTGTTTATTTGATCATTTAATGATAAATTAAAATTTGGACCTCTTAATGGAAATGAAGTTACGGTTGGAGAGATAGGTTCAGGAGTAGATGTTATTCTAAAAACTAAAGAATCTGCTATTTTAGTAACTATCCATAATGGAGTATTAACTGTTAGAATATTTGGTAATGGGTTAACTAAATTAACAATAATTTCATATGTTGTTGAGTTATAATCAAAGTTATTAGCAGCTATTAAATTATTGTCCCCAAAATTTAAATAAAATTCCTCAAAATAATTATTAAAATTATTAGTTATAAGAATTTTAAAATTTTCTAATTCTGATGTAAAAATATTATTTTGTAAAAAATCTAATTTTAATTCTGTCCTATCAGCTGATATTTCTTTTATAAAAAGATTTTGATTTTGATATGATGTTTGGAGTTGATTTCTAAGAAAATTATAACTTACAATAAAGATTCCATTATTTAAACCATTATTGGTTAAATCAGATATTGGGTCAATATCAATATCTGATATCATGTTATTAATTATAGTCCCATTTGTTGGGAATCTATAATTTTTAAAATCATAATTAGTACTTATAAAAGATTTATCATTTGATTGTATAACATATTCTACATGATCAATAGAAGGATCAAAAAAAGCTATGTTTGATAATGATTCTACAAGAGGAATATTAGTAGTATTAGTATCTTGTAATGGGTTAACCTCTATAGCCATGTAATTATATATTTAAACTTGATGATGTTTGTAAATTAATCACTTGTTGTTGTGATTCTAATAACTGTTGTCTTAATGAAGTTATTTCATCTAACAATAATTGAACTTCTTCATTTGGGGCCGAGATATTTATGTACTCGCCACTTGTTTTAACTAAATACTCATGAGAATTAATATTTCCTGTTGTTGGGATATCATAAAATATTTTAGTATAATAATTAAAAAATTCACCAACTGTTATAGTATCTTCTTTTGGTAATGGTGGTGGTGATAATTGACTAAAAGAAGTATCAACTACTTTTTTATATTGAGTAGAATCATACACTGTTTTATTTAATGGGTAATTAGCCATTTATTACTTTAAAATTATAATTATTATTAAATATTATAGTGCTACCACTAATAATTGTCTTAATTAATATAGTATAATATCTTTCAGGCTCCAACCCATTCATATAAAGATCAAAATAATTACCATTAGAGTCACAACTTAATTGAGTAAATTGAGTATCAAAATCAATAATATATTCATTAGTATCTAAATCTTTAACAGCGTAGTATGAAGTTGTAGGTAAGTAATATGTTTGAGTATAATAAGATGAAGTTTGGAATACTCTAGCTGGGTATTCGGGTCTAGCATTCACTCTAAATCTATTAATACTTTCAGGATAAAATACACCTGGGTTTTCATCTATAGAAATAACAGCTTGTGGTGTAGTTAATGGGGATAATGAACCTGTATTGAAAGTAAAATCATACCATTTTAGTTCTAGACATGGTGGGTAAATAGTATGAGTGTCTCTTGAAAAATATTGAAGTTTAACTTGGGAATTTAAACTATCTATATATTCATAAGGTTGTTTAAATATAAATCCATCATTATTTATTAAAGTATTACTATCTACACCAAATAAATTTATATTTAAATCTAAATTATTATAATATGAAAATGATTGAGACCCAATAACTCCTGAGGCTAAATCACCACCAGGGGTATTCCATGGGCTGCTTCCTGATGAAAATTTATAATTCCAACTAACTCCATTTTGGTACTCAGGATCATAATTGTATTTTCCAGTTCCCATATTCCATAAACCAGATACTAAATATACTAAAATAGAAGATGATCCATTTAAACCTTCAGCAAAAGCTGAGTAACATCTTAAAGATGCACTCCATGTTAAGTTTCCAGGATTAATATAATTAGTAAAAATACTTGATATTTCATCTGAAGGAAATTTTATTAAAAATCTACTTCTTTGAGAGTTAGAACTAGTGTCTAAATATACTGATGCTTCTAAAATTTCATCTAATCCTGTATTTTTAGTAGGATACTCTGAGTATATTGTAGCGTCTTTTTCAGGAAAAATTTTATAGATAGCCATTTTATTATAAATATTTAAAATTAAAAAGATACAACTCTACCTTTTATATCAACATCAGGATATTTTACTTCAAATATCATTGGATCTAATGAGGGGTAAATAGTTTCATTTTGGGTAGCACCTGCTATATCATATGAATAATTAGAATAACCTAATAATGAACCATATTTATTAATTATATTAACATTTTTAACAGTTTGTACACCACTTATTTTATCTAAAAGAATATATATATCTTTTAATATTATAGGTTCATTAATTTGCCAATTATCTATATTAAAATATTCTTTTAACTTAGTTATACAATTAGCTATAACTAAACTACTATTAAAATTAGGTAATACTGTAATTTCAAAATCAATACCTATATTAATAATAAATGCATCTTTAATTTTAATAGAGTCATTTATTACTCTATATTGTGATAAATAGGTAGATAAATTTTGTTTTAAGGCTGGGAGGGATGTTGTTAATTTTTTATTAGCATCAAAAGCTAAAATATATAAATTCAATATTGAGGGTGTTTCTCCAGGTAATAAGTTTGATATTTTTTCAGGCTCAATATAAGCTTTAGCTAAATTACCATAATCAGAAGGTAATGATAAAGCTCTAATTAAATAATCATTTTGGGTTACAGTTCTTTGTTGAGTAGTAAAAGAATTTAAAGATTTTAACCTAATATCATCATCAGTATCCCCAGCTCCACCTCCAGTTGATCCTATAGGGTTAGTTACAGCTATAGAATTAAAAATAGTATTAGCTAAAGTTTGATCTAAGTTTACATTTTGAAATTTTATTAAATCTTTATTATTAATTACTGTTAAAGTACTAATACCTACATTTGATTGTAATCCACCTCCAGTTAAATATCTAACTGTTAGAGTAGTGTTATATGGAGCTATTCCATATGTATCTGTGAATAAGAAATTTGTCGGTGAATAAGCTGTTGTTAATTTAGATTGTTTGTAAGGTAAACCTAAACCAACATTCTCAGGATTAGGTGTAATTTCTTCATCATTATTTTGAGTATTAGTACCAGCTCCAAATTGGAGTGTTAAAGATCCAGTATTTATAAATCTAGTTACAAATCTACGTGGTTCTTTTCGAAGTTGTAATAAATATGGGGTATTTCCACTATCTGATGAGAAATTAGGATTATTAATATTAGTATTTTTGATAGTATCAAAAACCATCTCTTGAGCTAAATATGGTACCTCGTACCATTTATTTCCATCACTATCAGTTATATCTAAAACACCTATTATATTAGAGTCATTTATTTCTACAGTTTGGAATCGTTGGGGATTTGTAAATGAAAATGTTGTGGTTTTGATTTCAGCTGATATAGCTTTTCTAGTCTTTTTTAATAAATAATAATCATTATCATATAGTGTTATTTCTGTTGGGTCTGATGAACTTGAATAAGAAAAATCAATAGGATCTTGAATTAAAAATGTAGCTATATTTTGTAATGGTGAAGATATTGATAAGTTTTCATCTACCTTTAAAACATAATTAAAATCTGGGTTACTAGCTACTGATGGTATTTTTTGATAAAAATCAATGTTAACTGTAGAAACTGAGGTTACTTTAGGGGTGTAACCCATCATATATGCTAAAGCATATAAATTATTTTGTTGTCTAGTAAATTGTAAAAAATTTTCTTGAATTTGATTATCTAAATAAAAAGATAAAACATCCCCAACATAAGCTGACATTTCTAAAAACATCATCCCTGGGGATGATGGAGTAAAATCATTATATACTGTTGGGAAGTATGTTTGAGCGAAATCAATTAATGATGTTCTAAAACTATTAAAATCTTTATTTAAATAATTTATATTTCTATTTTCATTAGCCATATTATAATGTTATGTTAAGAGTATTAGGATTACCTCCAAGTATATAATAATTAATAACTATATTGATAGTATTAACATCATACTCAGGAGTAATTTTTATACTAGTGAATGTAACTGTTGGAAAATTAGTTGTTAACTCAACATTTAAAGTAGATTCTAAATTTTGTAAAGTATCATTATTTATATCTTCAAACAAATATTGTCTAATAGTTGTCCCAAAATTTGGGTTTAAAAGTCTTTCACCTTTAGCTGTTAATATAAAATTAATTAAGTTAGATTTTATCTGATCTGATGTGGTAAAAGTTTGAGTAAAAACTTGAGGATTATTAAAAGGAATAGGCACTCCTATAGCAACTTGTTGTCCTACATCTATTGGATTTATATTTGGTACTCTATATGCCATTATTTAGTGTTCATTAATCCCATTATTTGATCTAAACCTACTTCTCCACCAGGTAAACTTGATCCTTCACCAGCTGTATTAACAGGTGGAGGAGTATAAGATGGTTGAGCGTGTGATGAATTAGTAGTAATAACTGTGTCAAATTCACTTCCAATCATACTTCTTAGATTACGTCTAAGATCATGATTCACAGTTGTTCCATTTGATTGGGCTATTACTGGTTGTGGACTATATGATGGTTGCACACCAGCATATGTTTCTTGTACTACTGTTTTAGGTGATTTAACCGCTTCAAGTAGAATATCTTTTAATTCTTCTTGAATGGCTTCACGTACTGCTTCTTTAATTAATTTTTTTAAACTATCGATTTTCATATGATTATAAATATTTGATTATTCAGCTGTTATATTAGGATTTGAATCTATTATAAATTTTAATTGAGATATTAATACTGATGGGTCGGAGGCAAATGATGAGTCTGTTCTTAATAAGTCTACACCTTGTTTGTTTTGAGCAACAGCATATCGCCTAATGTACTTACTTTCATTAGTTTCATCAATTTTCACTCCTAAAGTAAATCCTTTATAAGTATTAGTGTTACTATTTTGAGTAGCGGCTACTGTAGGATTAGCTAAGGCGTTAATCTCATCATTTATAGTTTCAAAATCCATTCTTAGATCTTCAGCACAATATTGTGTTATAACATCTAGCACACTTAAGAATTTTAAAATAACACCTAAAAAAGTACCAAATGATATTAATGATAATGTGACAGTGTTAACTACAGTTTTAGCTACTTTTAAAGCTGTGGCTAATTTTTCATGATTTATTATAAAAGCTCCAGGTACTGTATTTGGGGGAGCTAAAGTTATAAGATTAATACCTACAGTCACAGCAGTTATAATCTGTCCTGATCTTTCTTGTAAAGATGTAATTTTTTTAATAGAGTTATATATATTATTTATTTGATTAACTAATGAATTTCGTTTTTTAATAATTGATTGTATAACAGATGCTGATGGGCAATCTATTAAATTAGTTAATTGTTCTATAGGAATTAAACTTAATATAGTAGGTGAAGCTGCTAAAGCAGCTGCTTTTAAAGCATCTTTGTCTTTAGCTTTATCCTTAGCCTCACTAGCGGCGTCTTTAGCATCATTAGCTTTTTGTTTAGCTTCATCTGCTTTTTCTTTAGCTGATGATTTTAATGAGTCAACTGTTGTGTCTCCACTTATACCTAAATTAGAAATTACTAAAGGGATAATTTGTGGAGCCATAGGTGTTATTAAATCTATAACAAATGGAATTAATCTTTTTTTAAGAGTTGATTTTTGATTATTAATAAAATTAGTAAACTTAACTTCAGGTGGTAATTCAGCCTCTAAAGTTTGATTTAAAGCTTCATTATCTTGTTTTAATATTTCTTGATTAGTTTTAGCTATGTTTAGAGCTGTATTATCAACAACTTCATTCATAGTTATTGATACATCATAAACTGGTATATCTCCGTTATTATTAGGATTCGATTGATCTTGTTTTCCTTCAATAATGTAAGGTAATGGTTCACCATTATTGGGGTTAATTATATTATTAGCTAATAATATTTCTCTAGCGGCTGATTCCTCAGTGTTACTTATCCTTGATGGTCCATTGATAACTTGCCCACTAGGTGTAGAGAGTACAGCATATAGCTCAGGACCACGTTTTTTAAACGTAATTGTGCTTCCATCACTAACTTTAAATATAGATGTACTCATATTTTATTATTTATAATAAATATGCGAAAGGTATGGGATTTTGTTTGGCTTTCCAAGTTATATTTATTATATTTATTATATAAATAAAGGTTATGAAAAAGATATTAGTCACAGGTTTATTATTTTATTCATTTTTATCATGCAAATCACAAATTGTAGAAAATTTAGATAATTTCAGAATTTATGAGGATACAATTCAAATTGAATTTATAGATATTGATTCATTAATTTTTAAAAATAAAGACCATCGTTATATAGCTGATTCGTTAAGGTATCTTTGTAGTGGTGTGTATAATTGGTATGATATTAAAAGTCTTGAGACAGGTAAAATACATAGAATTATTTTTGAAAGAAAAAAATTTTATGGTATTAGTCCTTTTGATGAAAAAAGATATAGAATATTTTAAATTTATCTTTCTATATTTTCATATATATCTAATCCAAATACTCCTTGTTTTTGTCCAGTATTTTGGTCTTCTTGATAAAGAGTAACTAAAGATCCAAGTAAATCTACACCTATATTATTTACAGTATTACTACATGGGTTAAATCTAAATAATTGTATTTCTTCATTTCTTTTACTAGGAGTTAGACCTAGTAATTCATAACTGTATATGACTTTAAATTTATCATCTTTGTCAGGTTCAACTCTATAAAGATTAAAAGCACTAGCTCCTTTATGACAACCATCTTTCCAATTTACATGTTCAATATTAAATGGATTAATACATTTTATTGTAAAATCAACATAACTTACACCTTGAGTTTGTGTTATTTGGTCAAGTAACGCTATATCTAAAACAAACCTATTAAATCTTAAACCTCCATCATAAGTTTTTACTACTGTAGTAATTTTTTCATCAATATTAGATGGTGAGGGTTTAGTTATTATCTCATCCCTAGTATATATTTTTCCTTCTTCTTTTCGTTTAAATCTTCCAGAATTTTCTGGATATCCCTTAAAAGGTCCAATAATATCATTCTCATGATATCTACCAAAAGCATTATCCGCAAACGCTATATTATTATTTTTTATATCACCATTAACAGTGACATTTATATCATTGGGAGCATTATTTAAATTAGCATACGGTTTTCCATCATCTCTTTTTAATAAAACACCATTAGCATATAATTCAAACATAGCGTTATTACAATTATGTTGTACAGAACGTAATTTCTCATTATATGAAATGTCAATAACTAGGTATCCTTTTCTAAAACAATCATTTTTACTAACATCTACTTCCACATCTACTCTTACCCATTGTTCTTTAGTATATTTTTCATCTTTAGGATCATCTACACTAGGATTATACTTTTCTGAACCTATTTTCCCAATTATAGGTAGGATAGTGTATGTAAAATTATTACTAGGATCTTCACTTTTTTTCCTCTCTAAAAATGAGGTTATATATTCTTCTAAAGCTTTAGCTCTTAACTCAGCTAATTGTCCTTTAGCTAACTGTTTACCATTATTGGGGGATCCTTCTTCTCGATCATAATTAGTAGGTAAAGACTCTGAAGAAGAAATTTTAATAGTGACTGAGTCTGGGTTAGATTTAATAAAAGTAAGCATGTCTTCTAATTCATGATTAATGACAGATTGCTGTTCACTTAATAATGAACTAACTTTATATTTTCCTGATGGGTAGTAACCTTGAAGATCTAAAGTTCCTCCTAGCACAGGATCTATATAACCTTTAATTATAGATGATTGGTTAGGTTTAGTAATTACTTTTGTTTCAAGCCCATTTTTAGTAAATGTTACCTTATAATTATCTTTAAGAGCATTTATATTACTTCTTACTACTAATTTATACCTACCATCAGAATCAGTTGTTGTTGAACCTAATACAGTATCTACTTTATCAATAGTTGAATAAGCTGTAACTGTCACTCCACTTAAAACTTTACCATTACTATCTTTTAATTGTCCTTGAAAAACTGGGTTAAGTGCCATATTTTTATATTGTTTTAACTGTTTTAGAAAGTAAATTTTTATTATTAACTATATTAGTAATATCATTACTTAAAGTATTAGCCTCAAAAGCTATAGATTGTAAAGACACAATGGGTGCTCCATTACTATCAGTAGCTGTTTTAAAAGCTATATTAAGTGTTTGTAAAAATGTAGCTATATCAGATAATACAAAATTTAGATTTTCACCTAATACAACTGATTGGATGTCAGGTCTATCAGAAGAACCTAAATATACTTCATTTGCAGATAATACTATTTGTTTGGCATCTACTCCTAATGTCTCATTACATGATAATTGGATTGATTTATTAGCTAAAGCTACTATAGAATCAGATTTAGCGTTAAATACTAATCTACCAGAATTTAATACAATTTGATTTTCATTATATTGTTCTACATTGGTAGGTGGAGTAGATTTAGAAAATGAAATTTTATTAGTACTAGCTGGGAATAATGGAAGTTGTTGGGTAGATGTTAAATATATAGAAGATAAGTCTGTATTAATATTTTCTACTTCAGATACCCACGGATCAGAAGTATAGTCAGTTTGGCCATTTCTGATTATAAAAATAGGGTCCCCATTTTCACCTGTTGATGACCAATTATTATTAGTATTTTTAACTGTTGAGCCTAATCTTATTGAGTTACCAAATCTTCCTTCATATATTATATCCCCTTCATATGGTAATAAAGGATGAATATCAATTACATTATTTTCATTAAATGTTTTACCTAAATTTATTTCAGTACTATTATCTTTAACTTTTCTAACTTCCCCTTGGAATGAAGATGAATAGTCTACTCTTTGAGAAATATCATTACTTGGATCATTATCATAACTTGGCATAGCGTTATGAATTTGACTATTCCATATATTTATTGGTGGAAAATAATAATACCCTACAGATTGTAAATTAGTTGAAATATTAGTGGTTGGGAGTTGAAGAATATATATAAGCTCATTTAATAATGGATAAGCTTTTATATTAGAAAATATAGGTTGAGCAAATTGTTTATCATTATATCCATCTGTAGGTTTGTCTAATGCTTCCCAAAATATTGTTCCTATACTATTCCATTCACCGAATTTTGAAAAAAGTTCAGGTTCAGAATTATCTAAAATAATTTTTTTAACTCTTACAGGAATAATTTGAGTGAAAGAAGTATTTTGTTGTGGTAAAGAAAAATTAGCTCCTTTAGATTGCCCATTATTGTAAATAGTATTATTTAGACCTACAGCTCCAAATGTAATATCTATACCCATTATTCTTCAGTTTTAAATTTATCTATTTCAGCTAATAACTGTTGTTTTTCTTCTTCAGAGATACCAAACCCACCATCAGTGTTATTAGTGTTATTATTCATAATACGTTGAATAATAGTAGCCATTTTGATTAATTGTTCATCATTTTTAACACTTATTTCTAAGTATTCTTTAATTAAAGGAACAATAAGAGTAGCGTCACCTATACTTTGTACAAGTGGTTTTAACTCAGAAATTAATATAGATATTTGTTTTTCTTTCTTCTTTTGATTATCATAAATCTCCTCTAATAAATCAGAGAATTTCTTTTTACCAAAAACAACATTATCTAAACCATTACTCATATATTTATTTTAATTATAAATATCAACGATGGAAATCTGTATATCCATTTTCTAGATAGAAAAAATAATGTTGTTTAAATACAATATACAATTTATCGGCTATCTTAGTGATTTTAGGGGTTTTAGCGTCAATAATCTCACGAATGTATATATACAGTGCTTTTTTATTAAAAATGTCTATACTCTCACGCTTACGGAATAATTCCAAAATAGCGTCAGCTATTTGAGCGTCATTTTCTTTAGGAAATAAAGTATAAATATTCTTAGTACAATGTAAGACATATTCATCAATAAAATTAGATAATTTATCTTGAGCTGATCCTTCTTCAATTGTGTATGAGAAATCTTCATTTGATTCAATTTCCTCAATAGGTGCTTTATCTACTCGTTTTTTATAATTTTTAGTATTAGTAATAATTAAATAACGTTTAGCAATAGTACCAAAATATGAGTATGCTTTAGCTCCTTTAGCTGGGTTGAATAGATGGATTTTGGAAAGTAAAAATGTTATTACTTCATGTTGTAAATCCTCAATATTATCTACTTCAGTGTAGTAAAATTTAAAAGTATGGATAATATTTTCTGTTAATTTAAAGAAAGCATAATGTATACGTGTTCTATATATTCTATCTTTCTCATCATAATCAGAAGTATTATTATATAACACTATAGCATCTTCAGTATCTTGAGTAAAATATTGATTGGATTTTTTCTTAGCTTTCACCTCAATCATAAATTTTTAATTTTAAAAGCGTTTAATATATCTTGCAATTGTTTAATTTGTTTAAAGAAAAAACCTACTTCATCATCTGATTCAAATGATCCCCTAGCGTCTACTTCTTTAAGTTTCTTATCAGCAAAGTCAATTGTATCTGATATTTTGTTTAAATAAGACATATAACCAGCTAAAATATCCTCTTGTCGTTCATTCTTTTTAAGAAGATTAAAGGTCGTGTATCCTAAGATCACGACCATTATTCCTAATATTATTGTTAGTATTATCATAAATCATTTAACATATTCATTAGTCCTGTGCTTTCAATTGAACTTAATGTTTTAGTTTTAATTGTTGGTTTAGAAGCTTTCTTTTCAGTAGTTAAACTAAAATTATTAACTTTCTTTTTATTCCCATCTTTTAATTTTGGATTCCATTCACGTTCAAACTCAATACGAGCGGCCATTAAATCAGCCTGATGAATGATATAAATTAATGAAGTGCGAGGTTTTGTTTCTGGTGACCAAGACATTAAATATGGTTTATTAGCATCATCATATAAACCATCATGTAATTTAATTGCCAACCATTCATTTTTAGACATCTGGATACCATGAGAAAGTAGTAAATGTAAGCTACGGTCTGGTACGGACATAAATTCTAAGCGGTCATTAAATTTATAATCTTCACCTAATTTATCTTTACGCCATTGATCATCCTGAGGAATATAAGCATCATGTTGTTCATCACCCATTTTACCTAAATCATGGTTTAAAGCTGCGAATACTAATTCTTCTTTAGTGTAAGTAGAAGTGTCTACTCCCATTTCAACCCAAACATTATTTAGTTTAAGAGCACAATCGATAACCCGTAATACGTGATCTACGTAACCACCTGGGAAAGCATTATGGTATTCTTTCTTATGAGCTGCTGGTATTAACATAAGACGTTCTGAGTAATTAGAGTAGAAATCAAGTAACTGTGAACAACGTGGCTCACTGATGTATGATTTAATAGTTTCCTCTAAATCTATCCAGTTTTGTTGTATTTGTTCGGCTGTTAAATTCATATTAGTAGTTATACATTGTTTGCTCAGATTCAACAAATAAACGAGTTTGGTCTACAGTTTCTCTTAATATCTCTAAAAGTTTTAGATATTCTTCAATTGGTTGTTGATTTTTCACAACAAAATTTAATTGGTTAGTAATACTATCAATTTTATCTAATTGATGTAGAACATTATTTTTATTTTTCATAGTAAATTATTTTAATAGAATATTTCATTACCCGTAGTTACCTTAATCACATTTCTTTTTCTCTACGTTTATTAATTGTTTCATAACTCGTAGTTATAATGTAAATAGTAAAAATATAAAAGCCAAGCTATTTTTAAGAGAAGTTTACTGTATCATGAATTTTTTGAAGATATGAACATTTCTCATACTCTTCTTCAGATACAAAATAATCTATAGCTAAGCTAAGAGCCTTTTTAAAATCATCATCAGCGTAAAATTTAAGGCACTCAATATGAAAAGAATTATCAACTTCTATTTTAGATAAATTATCCAATGCTCTATTGAACACCATATAACACCCAGCTTTTTCAATATCATTAGTATCAAGTTGAGGGTCTGAGGTTTCAAAAAATTTAAGTAATTGTTTACTAAATGTCTGATAATTTAATATTAACTTTTTAAACATTCCCATCCATACAGCTGGGTATTCAGCTAAGTTAATTTGGATACTTTCATCCTTTTCTTCTTCAGGATTTTTAAATAAGTTAAATATTTCTTCAATATCCATATATATAAATATATGATAAGTAGGGGAATAGCGGCTTTAAGCCACTTTTATAATTAAATTAACCCTTTAATAATTGTTTTATATTCTGTGTTTTTAACTTACTTATTTCGTCTTCTAAATATTCTACTCGTTTATGTAGAGTATAAAGATAAGTAATTGATAAAATAGTTTCAATAAGTAAAATAGCTGTTAGTATTAACATAATAATAAATTTAGTGCGCCCTCCTGGGATCGAACCAGGTACCTACTGATTATGAGTCAGTTGCTCTAACCAAATGAGCTAAGGGCGCTATTTGTACTCAAGGTAGGACTTGCACCTACACACTCTTTCGAGTTAGAAAATCTAGCGTCTACTATCGGATTTCCATGGAAACCACGCTTTCGCCACTTGAGCATTTAGTTGCGGGAGCAGGACTCGAACCTGCGTCATTTGGCTTATGAGACCAAGCTGGAACCATCTCCAGTCCATCCCGCCTTTTACATAATATTAATATAATATCTATTTATTAAGAAGCCAAACTTACTTTAATAAAAAAAGCCGGGTTTAACCCGGCTTTAAACGACTATTTATATTTTACATTATAGTTGTTCATCTGGATTAGCAGGTGGGGTATTACCGTTATTTGATGTGTTATTCTTGGCTTGTTGTTTCATCTTAACAACGTTTTCTATAACAGTTAAACCTAATCCACCACCAGCGATTAACGCTATTGAGTCGAACATGAACTCAGGTGTGATATGTTTTTCGTCTTTATAAGTGGCAATATATGCTAAAGATATAACAACGAATAAAGCTAATAATGAAGCGAAACGCTTACTTGAAGTATCAGAAGAACCTGATAATAGATCTTTAAAGAATTTTTTCATAATGTTGTGTTTTAGTATAAATATAAAAAAGAGGAGCAAATGCTCCTCTCTTATAACCAAAACTAATCTATCTATTAAGCTGCAAACTCAGCTGCTAACTCATATAACTTAGCATTTAAATCTAAATCTTGGCGGAAGTTTTTAATTTTACGAGCTTTTCTAACTTTAGCTCCAACTGTATAATTAAACATTCCTTGAGTAATTTTTTCTTGAACTGTATTAAATACACTCCATAAATCATTACCACGATCTTCAGGACGTGTTGGTGTTACCAAGTCATTATAGTCAATAGCAATGTTTTGTGTTTGTTCTTCACCAAAACGAGCTTGAACTGCTCTTTTAGCAAACTCAAGAATTGTTTCTTGGTCTAGTTGAGTTTGTTTAAACTTATTCATTGACTCAACTGCTAATGGAAGCGCTTCAACCATGTTAGTGATTACTTTCTCTAACTCTTCAAAATCATAACCATAATGGCGAATCTTCATATTCTCAAATTCTTGAGTTGAAATTACTAAACCATTCTCACAAACTAAACGGAACAAACCAGCTGTGAATGTAAATGCGTTTTTACCATCATGACTATTAGTTAATAGAATTTGTGGAAACACATTATCACCATCTTCACCTTCAATGAACAAATCATTATTACGGAACACAACTAGGTGTTTTTGGTAACCATCACCTTTACGGGCGCGTACTTGTTTAGCATCAACTACACCCCAACCTAAAGCACTCATATCATCTATGATACGTTCAGTTGAGATATGTGAATATTTTTGACTTGTACCTGGAGCTGAATCAGTTGTGAAAATTGATTTTGCTTTTTCTTTAATTTCCTCTTTAGTCAGGAATTGACTGTTGTTTAAATCTAGTGGCATAACCTTTATTTTTTTATTTATTTAAATATAATGAACTTTTCCTGTGAAGCCAAATTTTAGGCGAAAATAGTAATTAAATATATAACACCATAAATTACACTGTAAAGTAAAGCAAATGTTAAAAAACGAGCTTTAAACTCAATTAAACTAGCTTTAATACCTAATGTTTGGACCATTAATTGAAAAACTAAATTTTTAGTATGAATATATACCATGTTGAGACATGTTACAATAGTCACTAAAATTAGTGAATTTTTAAAATCTAAAAACTCTAAAATATTTCTAACTGTTTCCATAACCTTAATTTTTATTATATCTAAATATAACATCAATTCACCCGGAAGCCAAACATTCAACCGGAGAGGTTACAAAATTACACAATCTCTAATATAACATCGTCACCTTCTTCACGAACAATTGCTAAAGCATCCTGAGTAGCCACTACTATAATTGAGTATCCATCATCGTCTCTTTGACCAACCATTTGCATTAAATCAGCGCCCTCAATTACTTCTTCAATTGAACTAGATTCATCAACAATTTCATCCAATCGAGTTACTTTAAGATTTGAAGTAGGTTCATATATACCATAGTCACTTTTAGTTAAAGATAACCCCGATAAAGCCTGTTTAATGTCAAGTAACACTTGAGGTGGCTCAATGGTTAAAATTAAGTGATCTACCCCTATACCCTGCATTAAATCAGTGTTACCAATATCTTCAGGTGTGAGTGGGATTATAATCCCTGCTACCTCAGCACCCACAAAATTACCACTTTGTAAACCTATAGGAGCTAATTTATTCATCCATAAATTCCAACTCGCTGGGTATAAAATATTGTCTGAGAAAACAGTTTTATAAGCGTCAAGTAACATGGTGTACATCTTAACACCTAAACCTTTACCACGATATTTGGGGTTAATATAAGTTAAACTTATTTCTGCGCCAGGTAAACGATATGGTTTAGTTCTACCAGAATTAGCGTTAACATATATTTTTTCTATTTCTACTTGACCAACTACATAAGTATCTAAAGTAGTACCTTTAGTATTTACTAAATATAAAGTACCACGATAAGAAGAAGGTACTATAAACTCGTACTCACCATCTGCTATAATAGTTGTTTTCTTAATTATACGAGGGTTAAATATAGTATCTGGTTTTAAATCAAATTTCTCAGAGTTAAATTTACCTCTACTTACAGTAAAGAACTCATCTTCAGGTATTTGAAAGTCTTCTAAGAACGCAATCAATACTTGTTCTAAGGTGATATTTTCATCTAGGTCTCCACCTCGTAAATCTAATTCTCCAAGTAAATCAGTTAATTTTATCATTTTATTAAATCTATAAACCAAACTTTTATTGGTATGTTTAATTGGTGAGCTATTGTTGAACGTTTATGACCACCAATTAATGTGTATTCATTTCCTTCTCTTCCACCTGATGGTAGTTTCATAATAAATGGTGCGGGGAGTTTTCTATGTTTTTCGTTTCTAAAATCTTGGATATTTTTTTCGTAACCTTTGAAATGAGGTTCAGTTTCACCAGTTTCCCCTTTCATTTGTTTCATTAAACCAGAAGAAGTTGTGTCTTTAAACATTTTTGGGAATAATTTCTTGAATGCTCCCATGTAAAAAGTTTTATTAATTTTATCATCAGGCCATTCTTCCATTTTACCTTTTTTAAATAAACTCAAAGCTTCTTTTTTTGCTTCAGAATCTTTCATTAGGGTATGTCTAAAATCACCCCAATCATTCATTAAATCCGATATTTCTTTGTTTAACAATATATCTTTAATTTCTTGTTTATTTTCCACTTCAGATCCTTTTGAGTGTTCTGCAATCATTTTAAATGTGTGAGGAAACAATGAATACATTAAATCATAGTTTTGTGGATGAAAGAATTCTTTTTTAGAAAACCTCATTTCATTCCCAAGTAACTCACTTAATTCTTGAGTAAAATAAGCCGTATCAGGTTCTACCCATTCTACACTATATGGGTTAGTAATCTCTTTTAACAATGTGACTAATTTTATCATGTCAATAAATATTAAAAGAAAATGGAGAACCCCATATGGGACCCTCCATTTCACATCTTCCTACGTATATACAGATATATTAAGCGGTGAAATACTCACCTATAGCATATAATGTAGCTAACGTGGACCATCCTAAGAAAAACCAAGATGACTTATACCAAAACCCAGTTGGTTTATCTTTAGATAAACGAGCATTTATCGCGTGTAGAGTTGTTAAAACAACCCAAAAAATAATTTGTATCATAACTTATTTATTTTATTAATTTATATTCTATAGGTGTTGAATCAACATCCCAATCAGGGTCGCTCCATCCATCTTCATCTATTTGTTCCCAGAACGCGTCCTCATCTGTTTCATAGAGTTCTAGTTCCTCATCAGTTAACTCATACTCATAGATGTAATGAGTAGTTTCAATTCGTTGTAGTATTGCCATTTTTATTCTATTGTTAAATTATCTTCTTGTAACATATCTCTAATGATGTCTCTTAAGCGGTAGCAGACATCCATTTCAGCTTCAGTTGCTTCACCTCTACCTTCAAGCGCAGCACCATGTTTATGAACGCTACGAAGTTTTTGATCTAGTTCCCAAATGAAATGTCTATACTTGTGTCCGTCTATTGCTACACGAGCATCTTCTATCTCGTCTTCTCCAAATTCTAGTATTACTTTTGCCATATTAAATTATCTAAATTTTTACCTATTGTTTGATAAATTGGTTTTTTACCATGTGGTTCAATTTTACCAATTGGTGGTTCAACTATAGTGACACCTAATTTTTCAAATTCCAAATAATATGCTCTTACTGTGGATTCGGTTTTATTTGATACACCACCCCAACCCCAAGAGCCTTGAATTACAAATAGTTTAGCTTTTGGAAACTTAACATATAATTCATTTACTAATCCAGATATATTATCTTTTTTATTAAATCCACCATTTGTACCAATACAAATAACTACATTACAAACTGTTGTATCTATTTTATATGCTTTAACAGCATATAATAACCAAGTTAATGTTTTACCACCTTCCCATAAACTAGATGAACCTGGTTTAGAGTTGATGAGTTTAAACTCTTCACTACCCCAATCAACATATGGTGATTGTGAGTCACCAATTATTATGTTACTACATTGAATTGTAGGAGTAACTGAGTAATTACTCACTGGTATCCTATTGATAACAGATAATAAACCTATAATGAAAATATATTTCATAATTTTAAATTTAGTAGTCAGGGCAGGAATCGAACCTGCTTCAGCTTTATCATTCTGAGTGCCATTAGCTGTTAGTCTCAACCCTGGAAGGTGCCGCGCTTGCCAAAACGCCACCTGACTATGTTGCCTTTTAAAGTGGGGAAACGACGTCAGATATTTGCAAAGGCTAACTAATATCCTATCTCCTATACGATGAGAACAGTTACTTGAGATTCGCCTACACCATGATAGTGTAGCTGGTACGAGCTCAGAGGCTTACTGTGTTTTACGATCCCCTCGCGAGCGGGGCTAATATTTTGCGAATGTTGTTATTACATGTGTGCCTAGTAATAACATTCCTAATATTACTCCAAACCAGGCTAACAATTCTATCCAACGTAATAGTGGGTTTTCTTTCATAATTCTTCTTTATGGTTATATATTAATTTCATTACCCAAGCATCTACAAACTCATATAATCCACATATGTTACGGGCTTCTTCTTCTGTATTATAATAAATAATATTACCATCTTTATCTTTCATATAACCCATGTTTCTAAGATCTATGATAACGTATTGTCCTTCTTTCATATTAGAATCGTGCTAATGGATCTGAAGTGATGATGCCACCATCTTTTTCACCTCGTGAAGTTAGTAGTTGTTCCTGTGGTATTACTTCGACTATAACGCCGTTAGCAGTGAATTTACCACCCTGCTTCAATAGTTTCATGAATAACGTTTCATGCTTTGGTTCCCACGTTTTACTTGCTTCTATAACGGTTGGTTTGTCTACTACTTTACCGTCAAACTTGACTGTAATACCTTTTCTAATTGCTCTTGATGATATCATAACCTTAATTTTTATTATATATAAATATACGTATATATTCCCCGATAGCCAAACTTTTTGTTAAAAGAGGAGATTTGAGATTTCACATTTGTTATTAAAAGGGTTATTTCGGAAATTGGAGTGTGTTGTGGGAGCATATATATGTATATACGAATCGGTGTGGGAAAATCGTTTACGAGTTGAAGGTGCGTCTATTCCACCAGGACTATCCGGTACCACGTATATGGATACCAACGCGTGGGGGAGTACACAGGCATATGTACCGTATCATATATATACGTGTACACGCGCGATCCCGTGGTGCAGGAAGATCAGGACATACTAATCCACATTAAGATTTTCAACATGTACCTCATCAGGACCCTTAACATAGTAAACACAGATCCCGTTGTGCTCAAATTTGCCGTTGTCTTTCAGGTAGTTGACAATGTCGTCGTCCATATAGTGAGCGTCTAGCTCTAGTACTTCGCTCTCATCTAGGTCTGAGAAACGATCGAAATTGTCTTCGATAAATAATTTTAATTTAATCATATGTTATCTGATATATAAATGATTTGAGCGTCTGTTAATTTTTCACCTATGTCTGAAGCGATTAATGCTACTTGATTTGGTGATGGGTTGTCAATCCCATACTGTTGTAGTGTCATTACTACCTGTTGCATTGCTGGAGTGTACTTCATATTATTGATTAACTTGGTAACTGAATAAATAACCACAATCGTCATCGTACATGTCTATCTCAACCATTATCAGACCTGATAATTGAGACATTATGCTCTCGTTTATACGTTCCCAGTAACCAATTCTCAACATACGTTCTGGGCCTCGGAATTGTATTTCATCCTGCTTGATACCGTTGTTGGTTAAGATGTTTTCAATTGTTCTTTCAACTGTTGTCTGTGGTGCTTCGCTTTCTAATCTGTAGCTCATATGTGTTATTATTTTTTAATTATGATTAAATATAATAAAAATGATACACGAGGCCAAGCAAGAGGTGACCTACTTTTTAAGGAAGAGTAACGCTACCCCTATTACCCCTATCAGTAGGACACCTACCGCTAGTGGGATCCAGAGTGGGCTAGTGACCCAGAGCCAACTCCAACTGATGTTCCCGGTTAATTTAAGGATCAGAAACACTATAAATAATGTTGTTCCAACCCCTATTCCGCTTGATGTATTGTTATCTGCCATGTTATTTATTTGCTATCTGGTTCATGATTTCAAGTACCTCGTTTGGCGCACACCATCCTTTAATAGTATCATGCTCACTTAGTCTAACCCATTCTCCATCTGGACCCCATACTGCTACTTCAGCTGTGGTCTCACCTTGATCTGAATAATTAACTTTACCAAACTGGACACTCACTGTATAACCGTTTTCAAATGTAATATGGAACCCATTATTGAATTCGTTTTGTGTTGCTCTAAATTTACTCATGCTTTATAATTTTTAAATTCAGTTGAAATAAAGGCGAACAATGTTATAATAAATAAATCTATCGCTCCAAAGAATATTTGTAATGATGGGGTCGGTATTTTAACTATTAATGAAGTACATAATACAAACATTACTGCTGTAACCGCCAAAAGTGTTTTTTGATTTTTCATGTGTTTAAAATTTTTAATTATTGATTGAATATAACAAATGTTGGCCCGAAGGCCAAACATTATATATCTAATGATTTTCTTTGTGTTTCAATGAACCACTCTATAGTTTTGCTATCTTCTTTAGTTTGTTCACTAACATCAAAATTTAAAATAAAAATACTAAAACGTGATTTATGATATTCAATACTATCGTAAAGATTTTTATTACCAGGTCTGATAAACGTTATACGTCCTCCGTCCCCGTCATCTATTATCTCGTAACCTAAACTTGTTACCATTTCAAATACTAGCTTGTTAAGCGCTTTTCTTCTTTCTGTCTTGTTCATGTTATATATGTTTTTAATTATGACTAAATATAACATCACCTTTACCAGAGGCCAAACCTAGGTAGCGGAAAGGGCCCTAATGGGCCCATATCCTGTATAATTAAAAAACACACATGAAAAGTCTAACTGTTTTTCTCGTCTAACATATCTGTTAAAACATTATCCACTTCTATCTCAATCGAGTCAGTATCCAAGTCAATTGTGTTGATGATTTCGGATTGAATTTCATTGATAATTGATCTTTCATTTACCTCAACTGTGATACGATTATCATATCCTAACTCTATTGTTGTTAAATCTTCTATATCAATCCCACCAAACGCACTGTCAACTGCTTCCTTACAAGCGTCTACTGTCCGGTCCATCAACTTGAAGGCAAAGTCAATAAGCTCTTCCTTGGTGAACACAATTGTATTTGCTTGTTGGGGTGTTACTATTCGATCCGCTTCACTGAAACCAGCGCTATCAAATTCTGGTCCTTCGTCTTCTGTTTCCACTGGTGGCTCATCACATCCGCATCCGCAGTGTCCATCACATTCAACTTCATCTGTAGGAAAAAGTGATTTGACTTTAGCTTCAATTTCTTCGTCTGTGCTAGCGCCCATTACTACTTTTTCAATTTCAGCTAATTTTTTATTTACCTCCATTAATTGTTCTAATACTGTTTTCATGTTATCTGTTTTTATTATTTACCTAAATATAACGTCCTAATCCCCCTAAGCCAAACTTAAGGTTACTTAAATTTGTATTTCTTTACCTTATAGTCAATTACCTCTTCACCCACTTCATCCTCCTCATCAACGTCCTTCCCGTCACTCATCACTTGATGAACTGCTGTTTCCTCATCTTCAGCATCTACAAAATAAACTCGTTTAACTGTTTTTAAAACCGTTTCTTCTACTTTAAATGTTTTCATGTGCTTATATTTTTTAATTATATCTGAATATAACATCCCTGTCTCGCTGAGCCAAACAAATGGTAAGAGAGGTTTAATCTTCAATTACTTCTAACTCTTCAATTTCATAAGAGTAACTTTCATAATCAATCATTTCCCAATTATCATACCCCTCATTTTCATCCACATCCCCGTTATCAATCGCTATTTCAAAATTATGTTTAACCATTTCTCTTTCAGCTAAATTTTTTGACTTAAAAGCTAAACAGGTTACGTTATTCAAATCAAAACTTGATGGATCGTAATTCCAAATTTTTAATAGGTAAATTTTCATGTTATTTGTGTTTTTAATTATGGTTAAATATAACATCACTTTAACCAAAAGCCAAACATGTTCAGTTAAGGTAAAACCCTATTTCTTGTATTTCCTGTTTAGCGAATGTCTTGGCTGACTGTAGGAAGTGCAGGTGTAAATGAAGAGCATTCATGTCATCCACTATTTCCTGAGTTGGTCTTAGGTCTAGATACATTGTCGTGTTATGCTCTAGTTCCTGGATTGACTCAAGCGCCTTACCTATTGACTGGTTAGCCGTATTCAGTATCTCTAGGATCTGATGCGCTTGTAAGCGCTCTAATACTTCGTCTGTGTGTTTTTCGTAATCCATGTGTTTCAATTTAAAATGTTATATAATCAATTGCTTCTTCCCCTATACCTTCTCCATTAAATGTTATCTCATAATTCGGGTCCATACCTGACATAATAACATCATCAATCAATTCAATTATTGATCCAAATTCTTTTTCGTAATACGAACAATTTAAACTATACATATATTTGTGTTTTTAATTATGACTGAATATAACATCCCTGTCCCACAGAGCCAAGCAAGGGGGTAGGTCTGTTAAGACCACTCATAATCCTTAGAAATGTAAGATGCAGTTGTGTTGTCGTCTGCGTATATGAAGACTTCAATTGCGTTCCAGATAATACCTGGTGTATTGAAATCAATTTGAGGTGTTGTGATTATAGAGTCTGTAGTGACTTCTGCTCTAATGTACCCTATATGGTCTTCATAGACAAAATAAGCTCTGTTGTTTTGCAATTGAGAAAATGATAACTTGTAGTGACCATAGTTTTCTTTGATGAAATCTAATGTTGTTGTGAATGGGGCGTGTTTTGGATTTACCATTGTGTTATGTGTTTTTAATTATATATGAATATAACATCCCTGTCCCACTAGGCCAAACAAAGGTAGGCCCCTTTGGGCCTACTTTGCAAAAACACACACATGGCTTGGGGTATTAACCCACTAGTTCGATCGTCTTCATACGACGACGAGACATATTGTACATAGCGTTTGCTACGTCTTGGTTCACCGAACGGCGACCGTTAATGATGTTTGACACATGGCTAACTGAGTAACCAGTAGTCTCTGCTAGGCGAGTAGTATCACCTTTACGTTGACGTGCATTGTAGAACGCCAATTTTGCTGTACGATTTAATTTACGCATAACTTTAATTTGTTAATTATTTATATTATCCAATATACGATAAAATTTTAAATCGCCAAATTATCCTTAAGAAGGGGTGAGGCATGAACTGATCAGGTCCATGCCTCGGTTAAGGGAGCTTTGCATCGCTTTCGAATCCCGTGAGTAAGTGGTTATTCATCTTCTGGCATACGTTCCAGTCGATATAGCCTTGCCTAAGGGCCTTCCTCATTTGTTACCAGATTAAATGTCTCATAATCAACCCTCGGGTCTCATAATCAACTACTGATGTTGTGTTCTAATTCTACGCACCGCGCACTTAGGGGTTCTATGAATTAGTAACGGTCTCCTCGTAGCCGGGGCGGGAATCGAACCCGCACTGCCATTACTGGCAACAGGATTTTAAGTCCTGCGTGTCTACCAGTTCCACCACCCGGCCATTTGAGGCTTACGCCTCCGGAGTCGCTTCTGTTTGCTCTGCCTTTGGTTTGGCTGGGCGTCCACGTTTAATAACTCCTCCGTTTGCTGCAGCTCGTGCTGCGCGGGCCGCTAGACGTGCTTGACGTGCGCTACCCTCTTTAATTGGTCTTCCTTTTTGTGACATAACCTTTATTATTTATTTGTTTTTATTATTTACTTTAATATAACATCCAATCCTAACATAGCCAAACTTATTCGTGGATAAGATTCACTTCTTTTACCACTTCTGAAACATTAAACCCTTTCTGCTCAGCGACGGCTATAAGTTGTTTAATCTGAAGTGCGTCAAAGGCGTTATTTGGGTCTAGTACCTCCATTAAAGCCGTTACTAGCACTTTAAAAGCCGTCTCATCCATATTGGAGTAAGAAATAGCACCCTTAATAGATCCGATTAACCAGCCAACACGGGCGTGGATTGATTGTTCTGCTCTTTTACCTGGTTCAATTACTAAATTTTTCATATATCTGTTTTTAATTATACCTGAATATAACATCCCTGTCCCACTAGGCCAAATAAGAGGTTACACATTATAAACCTCTTTTTTATTTACTGACCAGATATCTCCATCCTTATCCATACAATGAACCGTAGTGGATCTTACCTTAACTATTTTTCCTACCCAATCTATTTCCCCAAAAAGACCATTTCGGATTAATTCAATTGTGGACCATTTAACTGATTCCCCTACCTTAAATGAACGTTTTGCTCTTGGTTTTTTAACTGTTGCTGTTTTAATAATCTTTGCCATGTGTTTATATTTTTTAATTATGATTAAATATAACATCACTCTTCCCAGAGGCCAAACATAACACGAAAGAGGGGCCACAAGTGGCCCCAACTCCTATAATTAAAAAACACACACTTTATTCCTCGTCGTCCGCGTCTGGCAAACTGTACTCTACCTTACTAAACCCAATTCTATATTTGATATACGATTCAGTATCACAATCTCTATTTTTACTAAAATAAATCTTTCTACTATCACTACCTTTAATTCGATCAATATGACACATTGCTTCGGTCATATGTTTCAATCGGTTACTACCTGCAAAATCACCTGCTTTAGTTACTTGTTGAATATTAATGAACGATGTATATTTTTTTAATTTATTACCACCTTTCTTAACTGTCGACTGTAAGTTTAAAAACCATAACTCCGCAGCGCTTTCAGTTGTACGGTAAGTATCTTTATACATCTCAATTACCTCCGCAATACTGTCAATCGCGATCACATCATAACCTTGATCGAACACATACTCCATAGTTTCCTTAACTGTCTCAGTGTAGTTCTTCAAAAACAATGTTGGAACCACTTTAAAACCAGGCATACGTTTGCAATATTTGAAGTGACCAATTTCGTCCATCTCACCACTTACAAACAATACCTTTTTACCTCTGGAAGCAAGTTTAGACAACATATCTAATACTACTGTACTCTTACCAGAACCTGGACCACCACAGATAATCATATTAACAGCTGGCATCAAACCCTTATCTGTTGATAAAATCGAATCCATTAATGTCCCAGTTGACATTGGGCGAAATACTGCTTCACCAAACGTCAAATCTGATCCTTTAAATATTTGAACTGATTTTGGGTCAAACGCTACTTGAGCAACTGGTTGGTTCTTTTTTGGGCGACCTTTACCTCTTTTTGCAATTACTAAATTTTTCATTTTTGTGTGTGTTAATTATTATGAACTGAATATAACATCCCTTCCCCACAAAGCCAAACCTAACTTACCCTCTCTAAAAACTCTTCTTTACTAAGCTTATTCTTAATAGCCCAAGATGCCGCATCACAAAAATAACCTTCAAAAAATATAATATGGCTGTATCTAGGTCTATTTATTAATTTAGGATTAATTTTATAACCTTTTTCTTTAGCTATTTTAGCTAACAATAATAACTCAGCTCTGTCTTTACAGATAACGCCTTCATAATCTTTAAATTCTTTCATATTTGTGTTTTTTAATTATGACTGAATATAACATCCATGTTCGGCAAAGCCAAACAAAGTGGTGAGGGAGTTTAAATACTCACCTCACATATTACATAATCAGTCTCATCATCAAACTCACCATCCTCATCATAAACATTCCCAACATCAAATCCTGGAAAATCTAAATTGTAAGTCCAATCAGTGTGGTCTGTAACTGATAATACTAATTCTGTGTTACCAAATCCCGCGTCTTTTAATCTGGTCAATTCTTCGATCAATTCTTGTACTGTCATGTGTTATTATTTTTTAATTATACTTAAATATAGTAAGGTTGTACTCGGAGGCCAAACCTTTACATACACATGGATGTATTATTTTTGGACCATTTTTTAGACCATTCTTTTCCATTTTCATAAATGTTTTCAATTGGTACTCCTTTATGAAGAATTTCCTTCCTAATTATAGAACCTAAATTCACCTTACCATCTTTTAAACTGGTTATTTTATAATACCCACCATAACCATTTTTAATTGATACAATACTTCCTTTTTGGATTTCAGCTTTTATTTTCTTGTTTTTCATATAGTATATTTTAATCCTATTACTTTGAAATGTGTTATTAATTTTTAATTATACTTAAATATAACATCCCTGTTCCACAAAGCCAAACAAAAGGTTAAATCTTTATTATTTCATAATCAAAATAATCTAACGGCATAGTATATCCTAAATGAGTTCCCATTGTAGCATATTCTTTAACTGAATCCCAATCCCTTTTATAGGTCTTAGTAGCACTTCCTATTTTATCTCCTACCTTAACAGGCTTACACTTTTCAGGATATATATTTACTTCCCAAAATGCTAACATAAATCTAAATTTAGGACTCTTTAATTGTTTTTTTCGGAGCTCTATAAATTCATTCATTTTTTTAGCTCCTTTTCTGTTCAAACCTTTGTTAATAATTTTTATCATATGTTTTAATTTTTTAATTATACCTAAATATAATAAAAATGATACATAAGGCCAAACAAAAGGTGACAAAGGTTTCTCCCCTATATATTTATAATAGAATTTCAATTGCGAAGACGACACATTGGCTCGATGCCGAAAATCACTGAAGCTAGTAGTAATTGAGGATCAACCAGACTAGAAAAAAGAGCAGGCGCTACGGCGCCCACCACTGTCTCTAGTTGGCCGCCAAGTATCTCTCAGCCTGAGCCCAATTCTGGAACCATGGGTTACTAGCGTAGTTGTTTGGGCTTACATTCAGGTCTATCTGGCCTGGGAAGTGATAGTCAATATGCCGTAACACCTTCTGCACTAGCGAAGGCTTAACATACACCCAAAACTGACCTCCCTCGCTGTCATACTGGATCCCTTCGCCTGCCTTAAATTCTTCCTGGAGTGAGAACTCAATGTCTGAGTGGCATAGCTCCCCTTTGGCACACCCACTTATACAGATAGTCAATTTCTGGCTGTGGGGAATGGTTCTTTGAATCTCATCCTCTTTTTCATTTTTATACATCTCGTAGGTGCGCTTTTCAAAATCAGTTGGCTCCCTGTCCTTGTAGGTGGTTTCCCATGCTCTTTTTTCTTCCACCATTAACTTAGCTACCTTCAGCTTGATCTCCCTAATGTAATCTTCCATAACCTTAATTTTTATTTCCCTAAATATAACATCCCTTTCCCCCTAGGCCAAGCCCTACCCGATCCTCCTACCCAGTTCCCCTACTTGTTCTTCCTGGGGATAAAGCGCTTGTTCCTCCTAGGCGCCGCAGTTGCCGCACAGCGCCTAGTCTGTCAAATAACCCGCTGTTATAGCGTTTCAATCAAGTAGCACATTCGCGCTATGACCTCCGTTCTGCGTTGGCGCAGGTCCATCCTGTAGGGCTCATGGTCCAGAGTGTCATTCATCTTCTGGACCTGGAGTGAAAACACCTTCAACTTCTCTACCGCTGTTCCCTCTACCTCTCCGTCCAGTGATACCTCTACAGGGGCAACTTTAATTTTTTCTAATTTTTTTCTTCCTCTTTTTTTTCCTCCTGAAGGGGAAATGGAGATTACTTTTTCTATTTTATCTTTCTTACCAGACCCTTTTGGCCTACCCCGTTTTCCTGTTGTTTTTTCCATGTGTTTTTATTTTATTATACCTAAATATAATAAGGGGGCCCCCGAAAGCCAAGCCCCCCGCGGGGGAGGGGGTTCC